TGCCTATTGGTGGGGCGGCATCCGGTAAGCCCAATCCCTCGCAATGTTCCTTGCCGCGAGGACGGCAGCTACGGTAGTTCGTCCTGACAAATGTAAAAGAAAATCGCCCTGCATTTGCAGAGCGATTCTCTTTACCCACACACACACTCTTACTATCGCTGACCAAACCTACGCGGCGCGCGAATCGCCCCTTGCGAAGGTGGTGCCGACTGCACACTATGCTGAATCGGTCGCTGCTGGAATGGCTGCGCCACAGGCTTCCCCGCGTGCGGATTGTCCTGCAAAAGTTTAAACTCTTTCGCCATGTCTTTTACCGCATCAGACAGCGACATCAGTTCACCTGCCCACTTCGGATGTTTGATCGGGTTGCCGCTCGCATCCACCATCTTCGGCTTCAACTCTTCGTCGAGATCAATGCGGTATCGCTCCTTTGCTGCGCTTACGAATCCGCGCTTCTTCAAATCATCAACGCCAGGATGAAACGCCACGCCCGACAGAGCCTGGTCCCACTCACGGTCAATGATGCTCTTGCGTTTGGTGGTCTTCACTTCGGTATCCAATCCGTTGAACTTCTCCTGCCACTCCACGGCCTGTTGCTTGAAGGTCTCGCGCTCTTTCTCGGTAGACTTCAGCTTGCTCTGCCATTCCTTCACAACGTCATCGGCTACTGCCGTCTCGGCCTTCTTCTTCCATTGGTCAATCTCGCCGACCTTGTTGCTGATCGCGGGAATGAACTGATCCAAGATGTCCAAAGGTTCCAAGCTATCATCAACGTCTGCGCCGATAGCGTTTCCGATCTTGCCCAGCTTCGTGCGGAAGACTCGATTGAATTTCCCCAGGATCTTGCCGCTCAGTTCCTTGTCGTTCTGTGCCGTTTCTCGTGACACGAATTTGCGCTCCACCGCGTTTCGGAAATCTTCTACGCTGTCAAACTTTGACAGGTCGAAGTCCATCACTTCCAATGCGTCTTCGGGTTTGATTGGCATGGTGCTATTGTTTGGGTTTGCGTCCGCGACGCTTTACTTCGACAACGTTGCTGATCTCCTCGTCCATCTCTTCGACGAATGTTTCCATGATCTTCGGTAGTGAAACGGGCTGCATCTCTTGCAGCACTACGCCACCTTGAATCCGAAAACCATTCGTTCGCGTCAGCCTTTCGGGGCAGGTCCGGATCAGCTTATCACCTGGTAGGCGATACCTGACCATCTTGTCTGTGGTACTCATGTACCAAAGGTAGTCAAGTGATCAAGCCCTTTTGTCTCATCCGCGCGAGATCATCAGCAGGAACTTGCAGTTCGCTAACCGGAACAAGAACGTGACGGCAGTTGTACCCACCCAAGTAGCTGAAGATAGTCGTGCTGTTTGTCCCCTCGGTCTTGCCCTGCCAGTCTTCCGTTGCCCAGCTTGCGATCTCTTGCTTATGGTAGTATCTGTTCGCCCGTTCACGGCAGAACGGACGCGTAGTTTTGATCGGCCTTCCTTGGTATAAGAAGAACACAGCACCGACCTGCTCCGATGCAATGTTCGTAGCTGTCCTTTCGTACACGCTCACCAGGTCATTGACCGTAGTTCTTGCGTTGCCAAGGATTGCGCCATCGCTGGTATCACCCCCCGTGACAATCTGCGTGACTGCACTGACCAGGTCGCTGTATCTACTTCCCGTTGCGATGTACGCACCCACTTCCTGGGCGATGGGGTTCAGCAGCGTCTGCGAGAATGATTGTGCGTTCAGAAGGTACTCGGCACTGATCTGCTTGTACTGCGTTCTCAACGCCTTCATCAATCCCTTGTCTATGCTTCCGATCTGCCCCACCCATTCGGTCGTGTTGGCATCCAGCACATCGAAGGTCTTGACGTATTCCTTCACCGCCTCTCTCCATTGCGGATCAACGAAGTCCGATTCAATGTCGGCCATCACCTGCGACAGCTTGCCAATGTTCGACTCGCTCGCTACCAGGTTACCATCACGAATGTCAAGGTCGGCAAGGATAGTACCGATGCGTGTCGCAGTCCTTCCCTGCAACGATGCCATTTCCTCAAGCAGCTTCAGCACTCCGGCATCCGCCTGTGCTTGGCCCTTCAGAAATTCAAGGAAGGTCATACCTGCTGCGCTTGCTCAGATGTCAACGGTTTCACACCAGCCAGCATTTCATCGATGGTCCTTTCAGCAATGCCGGGGAATGCCGATTCAATAAGCGGCTTCGCCGTCTGTCGCGTAATCACTCCCAGTCCCACCTGGTTGATGATCTGCACCAACGACTGCACCTGTGCGCCGTTCAATGCCGTGTTCGCTACGTTCTCTTCCGGTGCTGCCATCGTCGTTGTGGTTGTGGTTCCAATCACCTTCCGTAAGAAGTCATCGCGATCAACATCCACGCCCTGTTCGGCGAAGTCCGCAAGACGTTCCTCTGCGCTGCGCTGCCTGTTGTCCATGTCACCGATGCCGCGAAGGATGTCGATTACTCCTTCAATCATCTCGTCATCGTTGTCATCGTCGTTGTCGTTCTCCGTTTCCTCAACGATGCTCTGCGCCATCATCTGTGCAGGACGAACGATAGGAACATTCATCGCAGTGATCTCAGACGCGAACTGCTGCATCGCGTACTGACGCATTGCATCAGACTTGGCGAAGATGTCCATCGCTCTGAACAGCGGGTCTTGCATCAGTCTGTCGTAGAGTCCCAACGCCTGTTGATGGAGAGCGACTTCCCATCCTTTCACTTCGCCCTTGGCTTGCATCGCTGCGATCTGCTGCCAGTTCGCGGCCACCAATCGGTCAGCCTGTACAATGACAGACATCGCCTCTTGCATATACGGGTCGCTTGCGTAGCGGATGTTGAAGTACCCACGAAGCACTTCCTCAATCGCAGCAGGTGGCAGTCCTTTCGCCATCGCCTCGCCAAGTAAGTACAGGTAGTCCGCCTCAGTCCTTAGATCATACTGCGTTGCAGGGATGATCGTGTAGTAATCCTCTGCACTACCATACCGTTCAATGGCAATCGTCTTTGCCACGAAGTCAATTGTCGCGAATATCTGCGATGCAATAGGAGCGATGAAGTTCGCCCTGGCTTTCACGCCTACGCCAACTTGTGTCGCAGTCTCACTACTTCCTCCGCTGATGCTGATGTCGCTGTGCAGGTGCAGCATCCTGCGACCTTCTGCCGTGTTCGATCTGATCTCCTCACGCAAGATGGTCGGTGTCGTAGCAGTAGGTTCCACGAAGGTCATTGCATCCTGGACCTTCACCTGCTGTCCAGCTTCCCGTGCGCTCTGCTCCTTCACGAACAGCACTCCGGCAGGACCAAGACGTGCAGCCACTCCGGTCCCTGCACATGACGGGCATTTGCCCACAGCCATCAGACCTTCATCGCCTTGACGGTGTAGCCTTCCACCGATGCAATGCTGACCACCGCTGATGTCCTGGTAGTCGCATTCGTGACCAAGCATCACACGCATCGGATAGACGCTGTTCGACTTGATCATGAACAGGTTCATCGAATCCAGCAGCACCAGGTCGAAGAGATCCTTCGCTGGCAGGTAGTACGATTCGAACATCACCGTACCATTCTCAATCACTGGTCTGCCTTTCAACGGCTCGGCAGGAACATAGCCACAGCCGTGTGCGAAATGAAGACTGAACTGGAAGGTCAGGTCATGCGCTTTGCCGTACTGCTCCACGCGCCAGCAGTTCATATCGTCCACGAGCCACAGCACCATGCCTTCGCGAACGTCCTTCCCGGCCTTGCTGATGATGGTTCTTTCGTTGGTCACCAGCAGATACCACCTGCCGTCTTCTTTGCCCACTACTTGTTCAACGGGAAAGTAGATCGGCTGCGGGTCAATCAATACATCCGGGTCAATGACCATCGCCACTTCGCCATCGTCTGTCGTTCCTTCAACAGCAGATACCTTCTTTGGCATCACGCATACCACTCCCATCGGATCAAGCGTCTTGATCTTTGGAAGGATGTGCTTCATCCAGTCGGACAACGAATCGAACTGGTCAATCCGTGTGTTGATGTAACTCTTAAACGCCAGCGGGTCGTTGTCTTCACCAGCAGCAGGTCCGAACTCAAAGGTCCAGTTGCTCTGATGCAACGCACCAATGATCATGTTCTCGAAATCCACATAATGTGGAATCGTGACCTGCTTGAAGTTCTTGCGAACGTATTCGAATTCCGCCTCGGTCTGATTCGGTGATCGGTCGTGAATCAGATGCGCAGGGAAGCTGCCGCTCTCAATGTGAACGCGTAGTTCGTCACGCTGCTTGACAGCCTTGTTGTAGCCAGGCCAAAACTCAGGCCACTTGCTTGCCTTGGCGGTGCCTATGCCGTTCCTCCCGTATTCGCGAAAGGTTCCATCGACGTACCAGCTTCGCGCTTTCTTTGCGAACTCAGATACGACCAGGTTAATCTGCTCTTCCGTAAGCATCAGGTCCGTTGCTCATGTACTGGCCCGAAGACCAATGCAAGGTTCATCCGGTACTTAGGCTTGGTCTTGGGTCTTCCGCAGCATTTCATTTTCGGTTCACGTATTTGTCCTGCATGACACTATGCAAGTTGTACCACATCTGCCTTCCGTGCTTCCTGTACAATCCACGAACGTAACGGTCATACGATTCAAACCAGGTCAGCTTGATCAGCCGATGCTGACGCAGGTCACCATACAAACAAACGATGGGCAGATGCTTCGCAACATCACCCAGTCCTTTGTATTCGTGGCCCTGTCCGTAGAACGACATTCGATGGTCAGGTAGATCTATGTTAATGCAGGACAGCGCACTCGCCAAACGTAGTTCGTCGGGAATGTCGTTGCCCCAAGGTTCCTTGAGATCGGTCTGCTGATAATTAACCTGAGACGCTAATTTGAATAACTGCGCTACCTTCTTCGATGGTTTGCGAATCCACATCCACGAACTCTGCACACCGTAGTAGGTGGCATCGTTCTTCAATTCACACACACGTTTGATGGTGGCGTTCGTAGCCCACGGTGTGTATTCAACCACGTCCTGTTCGCCTCCCTTGCCTTTCACTTCAATGGCGAAGTCGTGCTTGCTCAAGGCGTCAAGGTGTGGCGTGATGTCAGCAATCACCAACGAATCTGCATCCATGAACAGCCAATCGCCCTTCGGAAGTATCTCGTACACGCTCACCTTCAATGTCCCTGGCCCTTGCTTGTACCATTCCGAATCCAGCTGATGCACCTTCGTGAACAACGCGTGATCTACACGCAGACCTTCACCTGCCCACAGATGAACGGGAACATTCGGTGAATGCTCACGCAGCGTCAGCGCAAGGTTCTCCGCAGCCTGTGCATAGCCTCTGCGACCATACGCGAAAATGGCAATGGCAGGGGAATTCCCCCTGCCCTTCGCCTCTTCGTTGTTCACCGCGTCAATCATCCGAAGATGGTGCCGGGAGCGTCATATGGTACTGGATCATCCTGCGAACGCCAAGCAATCGTTCCGGCGATCCGCTGTGCCTCGCTGTTGGTGTTTCCACCAGCACGGTTTGCGGTCATCGTAACGTATTGGGTAACGTAGGACACACGATTCTCAGCGCACTCATAAAGCAGCGCACCACCGAATCGCTGTGACTTGATGGTGTTGTACCACTCCACCACTTCCTTGCTCACCTTGGCATCCTCAAAGGACACCGTGCGGTCAGCGTTGATGGTGATGGTAGTACCACAGGCAGTAACAGGATCGATCGTGATCGGCGATGCGTCATCGAATCCGGCCTTGATGCCGCTGATGATGATCAGATCTCCGCTGTCAATCAGAGCCTGTACTTCGTCTGCGTCACTTGGGTCAACCAGTTCAGCACCGCATGACAGCAGTCCGATGGAACTGATGCCGCTTAGGTAGTACTCTTTGGTATCGCAGCCGCTCTGTGCCGGATACGCCTCATAGTCGTAACAGTAGTAGGGTTTGGGGCAGTCGTTAATAGCCATGACGTTAGCCAGGTTAGTTGTTTTGCACCAGCATTATCTGCCCCTTGGTGCGAAACGGGCGGAACGACGAACTCCTCAAAGGTAGTTAAACGCTCACCAATACATAGCGAACTGAGACGGTCAACGTGAACGGACCAGCAGCAATATTCGAACCCACTTCCAAGTACGCCTGTGCTGCAATGCAAATATTCCCATTCGTTCTAAAACTCAAATACACGATCGGGCTTACGTCATTCCACGTTACTGACAATTCTTCCGCAGCGGATCCTATTTCAATGCTTGTAAGCACTCCAATCGGCGATGCTGATTCGTACTTGACGAACGCACCGGGAAGAAAGACAGCGACCTTGCCAGCGGGAACGCTGAACAGGATGATTGTGTTCAATCCGACAACGTCCGCTTCGGTATACACGCCTTGATGGACAAGGACGTTCACGCCGTTCACAGCACCTGCGCGAATGTTGAAATCGTTCCACGTTCCAGCAATGCGCCGCTGGAAATACAACAGGTCAGTTGGCTGCAAGTTGCCGCCATCCGGAAGGTCTTCAATGAACTGGTCAGGCATTGTGAACGCTGTAATAGACGATGACCTTCAAGTCGTAATCACCTGTGGTTGGGTCCGCAAGATCTTGCGTAGATAGATAAAGTCCCGCGCCAGCGATAAGCGGCGCACCATACATAGTCATCACGTTTCCATCCCCTGATGCTCCCATGCCAAAAGCTGATCCGTAGTATTCGCCCAAGGAACCGTCGTACAGGTATAGGTCACCAGTCGAAATATAGTCCGTAGTCCCGTTGATGTATTGGAAGAATACCAATACAGGAAGCAGCACCTGCGATGCCGATGGTGCAGGAACAACGATCACAGGTGTGGTTCCGATTGTGAGAACGTCAGCACTTGCGATGATTGTCTGAAAGGATTGGATGCGTCCGGCAAACGTGGCCGCGTCAATCTTGTAATCCGTTGTTCCCCTTACAGCGTACAGCAGGTCTCCGTCTTGCAGACTGGCTGCGTTTGAGAATTGGTTGATCGCGCGATTTGGCATTGGTGGTTCGGTTAGTGTAGTGCAATTCTATCGCCTGTCTGCAACGTGACGTAGTCTTCGTTCGGCCCTCTGCGCTGAACCAGGAAGTTCGGTGGTGGTACGCAGCCCGCCGTGTTCTCTTCACCGCACATCACGTTGCGGAATAGTTCCTGCTTGGGTCTGACCTTCATCTCGACTCCGCCCGTTGCATCAAAGATATCGCTGTACGTCGGACTCACTTCGTCGGCATCGATGAAGTATTCCTGCTGACCGATGTAGAAGTGGTTGAAGACGGGAAACGCTGCGACGAACGGCATCGCGTATTCGTTCTGCAAGTCAATGCGAAGGTCGTAGATAGTCTGCCTGTCGATGTAGTGGCGCATATTCCTACCGTTGCTTCGACGCTCTTCGCTCACATCGAACTGCCAGGTAGGTCGCACCAGCTTCGCCATCGCTCTCAGCATCGGTGTGAACAACGAAGGAAAGCCCAACGCATCGTTGTCGTTGCACGCTCTGAACAGTAACGTGCAGTCCGTGTTCGTGATCACCTGGAATACCTGTGAGTTGAACCCAGCAGGAACATCGCAGTCGCTCACGTTCAAATAGAAGCAGCCAGTCACTTCGGTATCTTCCATCGGTATCGACAGGACCACCCAGTCATTCACGAACGTGAACCATTGCGGGTCGGTGTCCCAATCTGTTTGGAATACTTGCACGCCTTGATCATCATACATCGTGACGGTCAGGTCGTTGTTCGCCTCGTACAGATTCACGCCATTGAAGAACAGACAGGCCAGCGTTTCCTCCGTGACAGGGCTGATCTCAAGACCATTTGTTCCCGTTGCTGTGAAGACAAAGAAGTGAACGCCAGGCGAACTGATGAAAGCCTGGAATCCACCAATCGTGACGTTCATCGTGCCGATCAGCAAGCTGAAGTTCAGCCTCAGTTCGTAGCGTTCGTTGAAGATTGGCGTGAACGATATCTCTTCCAGGATGCTGCTGTAGTCACCTGCCCCTGTAACGCAGATGCCTTCCTCGCTCAACTGCCAGTTGCCGCTTTCCTTCCAGTTGCCTTGGTAGGTGCTGCTGCTGAACAGCAACGGTGAATCTGCACACGCATACGCTCTGAAGCATACTTCGATGAAGTCGCTGTCAGCTATCAACGTAGCAGGAACCAACGGGTCGCACAGGCATCCTTGCAGCGTGCTGCCCGTCAAGTTCACCGGCTGATTGGGAATCGTTACAATGCTCATTGTTGTTCAGCAATTACTTCCCAACTACACGCCCCTGTTGATACGTTGCGCTTCGCGTTGCCCACCCATCCACTGGTCAGCACGTCACCCGTATAGCTAATGTCCAGCGAGTTGCGTGGGCTGCTCGTCAAAGATAACCACGTCGATAGGTCAAGGTGTCGGTCGAACGAATACTTCAGTATCGGTCCCTTGCCAAGTCCGGTGATGTATCCCCCGGCGTTGGAGAACAGCAGGATGATGTAACTCTGTTCGCGGATGGACATGGTGATCACGGGCGATTGTTCGGGTCCGGTGCCGTCCACTTCGTAGTAGGTGTTCGCCGTCACAAATCGATAGGACACGACCAAGTAGTCACCCGTATTCAGCACCGAAGCCAATGGGAAGAAGATGTTATACTGCCCTACCTGGTAGAAGTAGTTCGAGCCGAAGTTCTGCGTGTCAATCAGCGTAGCCGTTGAATCGAATCGTTCGACCTTGTATTCAATCCTTCCTTGAAGAAAGAAGTTCGCGCCCTCACCTACCCGTAAGTTGAGATTCGAAATCACTCGCCACGCGAAGTTGATCTCGAAGTAATAGAACGCAGTCACCGTTGACGTGTAGGTCACGAACGGTGTGAAGTAAGCACTCTGCGTGTTCAACGCTGTGATCGGTACTGAAGGACCAAAGCCCACGATGAAGTCGCTGAACGGTGTAGGTGCAGAGATGTTGCTACCAACAGGACTCTGCAAGTAGTACCGCTGAAGGATCTCGCCGTTCAGTATCTTCTCGTTGTATGGCGTTGTCACTCCCGCACCGAAGTCGAATGTCCAAGGTGTAGAGCGATCTCCACCAACAGCAGGAGGAACGGAATACTGAATGATGAAGACCTTCTCTTCATAGTCTTCGTTGTTGTTCAGAATCACATCCTCAATCACGTTGGAATCGCTCACGAACTTGAACTTCAGATCAAGCTGCTCGCTGGTATTGCATACACCGCTGAAGCTGTAACGCTCTTCGCCATGCGTCAGCAGCGGGATGTAGGGCATTGATAACGGTGTAGCCAGTACCTGCTGAATGAACTCCTCGCTGCCTATCTCAACGCCAGCATACAGCCTGTCTGCGTCCACCGTCCTCTTCAGATCTTGGATGTCCAACTGCTGAACGCCACCGCCTGTCGCGAGGAAGTAGCTTTCGGGTTCAATCCGCAGAACAGGATTGCCGGACGAATCGCGCTCCGCTGATAGCCACAGATTGTACCTGCCAGCCATGTCAAGGAAGAGTTCTTCCCACGTCCATACGACACGCCTTGGAGATGCTGTGAACGTCCGCAGCATATATCCATCCATGAGACAATACTGCTCCGTAGTACTGAGCGATCCCACCCAGTTGCTGACCAACGTCACTTCGTTGTCGGTGATGTAGGCGATTGCATGGTTCATTGCGTCCCACCAGTCCCAGGCATCACGCGTGTCAGGCAGCAGCGTACTGGTCTGCGGGTCGTGAAGCAGAATCGCGAAGGTTGGAACAGGTGTAAGAGCAAGTCCGTTCTTGGTCAGGTCAGCAGTAGGTGATATCGGTATCGCCTTGTTGTTGATCACACGCGCACCCAGCGCATCGTCAACGACAGGAACAGCTACTTCGCACCTGGTCAGGTTCCACTCTGCATCGGCCAGGATGATTACGCCGCGCGCGCAGATGTTCGTCGTGCCAGCGCATTCCTGCAACGCTTGGTAGGTGATGATCTGACAGAAGCCATTCTGCTCGTACATCTCTTTGAGCATCGCATAGCCCTGTCCCGTGAACGTCAGGTCGCTGCTGTACTTCACCGAAATCAGTCGCTCTTTGATATCGCGGTCCAACTCCTCTTCAAAGTCGCTCCATCCCAACGGCTCTTCGACCTGCGTGCCGTTGATGTAGTGTGTGATCGTGCCGTCCATCAGTAGTAACGGTTGTTGGTGGTCCGCGCCCGTGTGTTATGCACCATCTCTTCCAGCAGCTTGTTGGTCCTGCGCTGCTCTTTGCTCTGCGCCATTTGGCTTTCGACGATGTTCTTGTCAAACATCCTTGGCAGCGTAATCGATGCCGCCATCCTTTGTCCCATGTCCGTCTGCACGAACTTCACAGCACGCTCGTCATCATTGTATCGGATGGATTCAATAGCCGGAAGGATGTAGTTGTTGTCCAGGTATCGGTCCCAGTTCCCATCCTCCATCGCTTGCATCTCATCGTAGTACTTGGCGTTCGTCTTGCCTGTCACTACTCGTTCGCCGTAGTCCAGCCGTCGAAGGAATCCATCGCGACCACTCCACATCGGTCTGCTGCCATCGCCACCAACAAAGTCGTCGCCTTTGTAGTTGCCCAAGATGCTCGACTTCACAGCGGCAAATAGCCCCTTGATGATGGCGGTTACAGCAATACCAGCGATGATACCAGCGGCAGGGTTACCTGTTGAGAATCCCAAAGCGATCGCACCCGTCTGTGCGTTGATAGCATTCAAGAGAACGATCTTTTCCACCGTGTCGAGCAGTAGCACCAACAGCTGTTTAGCAGCCTCCTCTTGCAGCCCCTTTCCCTCTGCTGCTGATTGCACGAGAGTCGCGAGACTTTGTTCAGCGAAACTTTTAATGAGATCAAGATTCGCCTGTTGCAGCGCAGCGCGCTGTTCCGCAGCGGCAGTCTCGGCGTCGATCCGCTTCTGCTCTTCGGTGGTCACTATTGCGGTCAACTCCTTCTGCGCCTGTTCCGTCAGCTTGCGAATCGTTTCGTTCCGCTCCTCCAGGTTCTCAATGGATTTCTCAGCCAGCGCAACGTCTGCATCGAACTGCTCCAGTATCGCCTCACGCTGCAACTCCGTATCGTCAAGCAGCGTCTTCCGTAGCTGCTCCCTGCCATCTTCACGCTCCTTCGCCAACTCCTCTGCTGACTTCTGTCGAACTGCGGCTAACTCTTCCTGCTTTGCCGTTTCGATCTGCACCAAGATGTTCGCTTCCTGCTGTGCTATAGCAGCCTCGGCACCAGGTGGCGATGCCTCACGCAACTTCTGAATACCTTCCTGTGCTACTTTCTGCAGGTCCGCGTACTTCTTCTCCGTTGCTGTGATCTCCTTCTCCGCATCGGTCTGCGTTCGCGCAAGTCTATCATCGGCCAGTCCGTTCAGCACGTCATCCAACTTCGCTTGTGCCTGCACTCTTTGCTCCGCGTTCTTCGCCTCCTGCTCTTCGGCTTTCTTCCTCGCCTCCCTCGCCTTCTGCCGGATTGCTTCCTTCCGTGCTTCTTCACCTGCGACGATTCCTTCCCTTCGCACAGCTACCTTCTCAGTCAATCGAACGCTCTCCGTCTCTGCGTCTTGCAACGCCACGTTCAGACCACTGATCTGCGCCTTCAACGCGTCATCAACTTCACCCTTGCCACCTTGCGCTATAGGCAACGCCTGCCTTGCCGCTTGCGCTTGAAGTATGGCAAGGTCAGCGCGCAGCTGGTTCTGCTTGATCTTCAAATTCTCCTCCTCAATTCGCGTGATATCGTCAGCGATTTTCAAACGCTCCTCTGCTGTCAGGTTCGTGTTGCGTAGCTGTGCCAGGTTCTTTGCCAGCACCGTTTCGTTTGCAGCCAGCGTTTCGTTCACCACCAGTTGCTTGTCCGCTTGCTGGTCAAGTTGTTCCGCTATCAACTGCCCGAACGCGAAATCGTCTTTGAGCCCTTGCGCCGTGATGCCCAGCGATTCAAGTATCAGACCGATAGGCGTGAGTTTCTCAATGAAGAACACAACGCCGTCAGTAATTGCACCGAACACATCACCCACGATGGTTCCGCCTTCGAACAGGTCACCGAAAAAGTCGCTCACCTTGCCAGCGGCGTTTGCAATTCCACCGCTCAATCGGTCGAACGCCACGCCCGCACCGATGCCAAGTCCCTGCACCGCAGTAGCACCAGCATCGAAGTTCGTGATGACCTTGAACAGGCCAGCACCAACGGCAGCGGCAGCGATGCCCACCGGACCTAACGCTGTCGCAATCCCACCGATGCCTGGGATTGACTGAACCACTCCGCCAATGCTATTCTTGATCGATCCGAACGCTGCTGATGCTGTCTTACCTACTCCGCTAAAGACATTGCCGATGCCGCTGCTCAGTCCCTTGAACGACGTGAGCGACTTCCCCGCGTTGGCGATGCTCGTCTTCGCATTGGTAGCGAACGCTTTGATGCTGGCCCCTGCTCTGTCAAAGAAGGTGCTGCTCTTCTGCACTTCGGATCCCAGCTTCGTCGTGCCTTCTGCTGCTTCCTTTGCGCTTTCAGCAGCCACGTCGAACTTGTCAGCGAGACTGCCCGTGGTATTCGACAGCTTCTGCTCCGTCTTGTCAAGGTTCTTCGCCAGTCCTTCAGCTTCTTTTAGCTGATCGTTGTAAACCTTCACGCCAGCCTCAAAGTTGGTAAGGTCTGCCGTGAACTTGGTTATGATTACCTGTTCATCTGCCATAGCGTGTCTTCTTGTTTGCCCTGTCTTGGCGTTTCTTTTCGCTCAGTAGCTGCGTCAGATGATGCTCGGCTACCTTCCAGTAGACGCGCATCGGTCCGCGCTCCAATACCTGCACTCGCTCGACATCTCCACCAGCGATCATGAACGTGAAGTCATCGAACGCTCTCATCGCCTTTACTGCTTGGATTCGTGCATCTGTAGCACCGCCTTCTTCCGGATTCGTGCCAGGGTCCAACTCATCAACAATTGGTCGAATGCGGCCTCTGTAGTGAGCGATAAGCCGTAGAGCCTGCGCCACAACGGCGCGCTGGTAAAAAAATCATGGCCCGCTCTCCCGGCAGACCTAAGCACCTGAATCTTCTCCGTGTGTATCGTAGCGTCGAACAGCCGTGGGTCTTCATCTTCCCGCGCTACGAACAACGCGCACAGGTCGTAGGCTATCTCTTCCGGTATCACTTCGTTCGGCCTGTTCCTCAGTTCACCGACAGCCTGTGTCGCTTTCACCAGTCGCTTGTTCCGCTCGTCCTGCTTGCTGGTCTTGACTGCTTCAAGGATGTGGCCTTCGATCAACGTACATAGATCATCCAGCGTCTTCTGCCCGATGCCCGCATCAATCATCCTGTTGCACCTTTCGACGTGCTTCTGCCTGATCGCCGGGAAGTCCGCGAGATCTTCCCATGTGAAGTACTTCACGCCCTGCCAGGTGTATGCCAGCTTCATTCCATCGAATCCCTTGGGCCGCAGCTTCTGCGAATCCATGAAGCTGTTGAGTTGCTTGCCGAACAGCAGGAAGAGAATGCGCCCTATCATTGGGTCACGACAGCATTGATGCCAGCCGCAGCCAGCAGGTAGACAGGCAGCAGCATTGGTTCACATCCAAGCAGCAACGCTGTCGGAATGCCCCACACGCTGACCATGCACACCGGACAGGTGAACGTTGGTTTATGGAAGATGGTAGGCAGCTTGCTCCACGCCTTCGTCAGGACGTGCAGTATCATGCCCTCCTGCTGCGATGCGTACGCACCTTGCGCTACCATCGCCATCAACGCTGCTATCAGTAGATGGTCAACCATTGGTCCGTGTTCGTATAGTAGCTGGTCCCTCGCGTGATGATACCTGCGAACGATACCACCACCTGGCTGTAGTCCTCTGTCGCTGGTTCAATGTCGCAGCCCTCCATCACATACGGCGTGAACGGAACAGGTACGCCAAGGTTCAGCAGTTGAACGGAATAGCTGTGGAACTCATTGATGCCAAGGTCCGAAGCAAGGATGTAGTGATCGTCTCCGCTCACTTCAGCGTCAATGTGAATCACTCGCCCCGTTGCAAGGTCCGTGAACTGCACGACCAGGTTCACGCATTCGGACTGGCCGATGTAGATGATCGCGTCATCTTCCGCGCACAGACGCAGGCTGTAGGCTAACGCTTGGTCTTTGCAGAGCATTGGTCTTTCGGTGTGTTTGTATCCACTTCCAAAGGTACGTGTTGATCACATAGCGCATCACGTCCAACTTGTCAGCCCGCTGGTTTGCCTTGCTCCTGTCGCTCTTAATGATGTGCAGGTCAGCGTCCACTTCGACCGATTCCAGGTCATAGATCAAGCCTGTGCAGCTTGGGTCGATTCGGAAGTCCGCATGATGGTGGTGGACGTATGCCACCTGCTCCCTGCTTTCCTTGTGAGTCGGGTTCGCTGGTAGCTTCAGTTGGGATTCCCTCGCTCTGATAGCCGTCATAAAATCATCCCACATCGATGCCGTAGACTTCATCTGTATCCTTCGCGCCGTTCCCGTGTGGTCACCTGTGTACTGATGGTACATGATGTTCGGCGCGATTGCTGTAATCCGCTCTACCATCTCTTCAATGCTGCCCCCTTTGATGTCGATCTCGTGCGAGATACCGAACGTCTTCCCCTGTTCTTGGCAGACCAAAGCGCAGAACGGGTCCACGTTGAAGTCAATGCCGATGATCACGGGCAGTCTATTGTCAAGCACGAACGGACGAACGTGCTTCCTCCTGTCGAATGCAAATGCAAACGGACGCTCCGCCTTTGGTCGTGCTGACCAGTCACCGTCAAGCAGACGCGCCCTGTCGTAGTGGTCAAGGTGCATCAACGTACTGATGTACTGATCCCTTAATACTTCGTCCGGATTATCTCGTATTGTAAACAGCACTCTTCCCCTGTGCTTCGGCAGCGTGACAAGGTCAGCGTTGTGGTCAAGCACGAACTGGTCCTTGATCCAGCTTTCGCCTGGGTTGCCCGTGTAAAGGATTTCCGGCGTGATATCGTACCTGCTGTGACCGTAACGCAATCGTGACAACAGCACCTGACAGGCGCGGGCATCCACTTCAGGTGCTTCATCCACGAACGCATCCGTGTATTCAGTCGATCCGAATCTGTTATAGTCCGGGTCGCTCGGCATATGCCTCATGTATCGGAAATGTTGCTCGCTGCCAGGCCACTCCGCGCTGCCGTTCTTCCAGTAGATCGAATGCTCTTGACCGTTGTAGGTGTAGTGTTCGATTGACCTGTAGCCCAACTCCGACAGGATCTGAAAGTAGGTCTTCATCGTGGAATCACGCATCGCCGTGAAGTCCTCACGACCAATGAACCCACGCGTTCCTGGGTAGGCAGTCCGTCGATAGATCTGCCTGAGACATCCAAGGTATGACTTGCCGCCACCTGCTCCGCCACCTGCGAAGACTTCGATGATCTCAGGTCTGTCGAGCAGCTTCCACGCTTGCTTCTGCTTCTGCGATAGCGCGATCATTCATCCTTGGGCATGATGATCGTCGGGATGGGAACGGGATTGCCACCGCTCGTGAAGTCCATCTGCTGCTTCGCCTTGCCGTATGCGCGGTCCAGCAGTATCTCCGCAGCCCGAATGTTGCCAGCCGCTGCCATTGCTCGCAACTTGCGAAGGATTGCGTCTGCTGCCGTGATGCCGTCCTTCTCCTCGCCCAGTACATCGGCCAGCAGTTTGTCGATTTCGGGCAGCTTCTTGGGCCTTCCGTGGGGATTGCGCGACGGTTCTCCCTTGCGTGCAGGGATAAGGTTCTCAGGTGTTCCTCCTCGGCGTGCCATCCTTTGTTATTTGTTTGTTCCTAATCGCTTGCAGAATCGCTCGTGCAAAATTACTGGCACGCAGTTCCTCCACCGTATCTGATGGTGCAGTCGCTTGTGCTTATCGCCCATCATCGCCACCTGGACGCATGAAGGCATCATCATCACGGTAGTGAATGCCTTGCAATAGGTTCCGAAGCGCAGATACATATCGCTGATGCCTCCGGCTTGCGACTGCGTAGCCTTCTGCGTTAGTGATACGAGCGGCATCGTGAAGAACAGAGCGCCCCTACTTGCCAAGGTCGTGTAGGTGTTCACGTCTTCGTTCATTGCCCCGATGAATCGAAACGGTCTTTCGTTTGAGCAGATGAACGAGTTCATGCACTTGCGCTTCAGCTTCGCTTCTGTGAAAGACTTGCTGTTGGTTCCCCCGATGAAGTCTCCGCCCTGTGCGAATGCCAACGATACGATTGGTGCGGCATCGTACAACTCCCCCATCGCTGCGAATACTTTGTCCAGTTGTTGCACCTTGTGCATACCTGGTTCCATCCTCCACTCGAAGAACTGGTAATCATCGTCCAGTTGTATGAATCGACGTACGCCTAATTCCTTGGCTATTCTAAACGAAGCGTTACGAGCGTAGATAATGGTCTTGCGCTCATCGAAGTTGTTGCCCTCGTCTACCTGGTCTGCTTCGGCCTTCTTATCAAATACGATGACGTTATCCTTCCCGAAACGTTGCACGTATTCATCTGTTGCACTATCCTCGTTGTCCACTATCAGATATACGGCACCAGTATATCCCTGCTGCTTTAACGTCTTGAAGGTTATGACGTTATCGGGACGGCCGTGCGTCAGTATGAATACCGCAAAGTCAATTGCCATATTCCTCCCCGTATTGTTGAACCAGGTCTTTGCTCAACTTGACATATCCCTCTTCAATCGCTTGCGAGAAGTCAATGATCACCAGCGCGGAACGCTCCATCAGTTCCTGCACTTGCTCGGACGAATGAGCATAGAACTCAGCAATCATCTCGTAGTCAAAGACGATGTGTCGTTTGGCTGCTGCAATCAGGAATCGCTTCTCGATATCCGTTAGCCCTTTGGTTTCGTTGACCTGCTTGATCAACTCATCGCACTTCTGTGTATCGTATAGTTCAGCCTCGCTCGGCTTGGCCCCTTTCGGTTCATACAGCGGTGCTTCAATCTTCTTCGTGTAGGTATCGTCCTCGTCATCAAGGTTCGGCACGTCCAGTCCCCACGCCTCCAACTTGCCAGCGTCCCATTCGTTCGCCAGTTGGTCCCAGTCCCATTCCCCGAAGCCCACGTTGTCCTTGATGATGAATTCCAGGCGCTGCTCTTCCGTCCATTCGTCAGCCAGGATGATTGGCACTTCCTTCAGCTTCAGATCTTGACAGGCCCGCAGCCTCATGTTCCCGCCGATCACCATGTACTTGCCATCGGTGTCGGTCACGGCCACGATAGGCCGCTTGTTGAGCATATCGGGGAACGATTCAATGCTTGCCTTCAGCTTGAGGAACTTCTCGTCGCGCAGGATGCGTGGGTTCGATGGGTTCGGCTTCAGCTTTCCTGTTGGTACTTTCATCACGCGTTGGTATTTCCCTTCTTTCGTTTGCTGATCTCCGCGAATCCAGCGGCAATGACCAGGAAGATGCCAGCACAGGCGATGAACGGCAGGGCGGGCAGTAAGACGATCACGCCCATGATGGCGATGATGATAGCCAAAGGGGCTGCGATGTATCTCATATCTTCTTCCAGGTCTGATGCTGTCCGTGTAACTGCCAAACTCTGTTCGTATGCCCACGATAAAGGACAGGCCATATGCCCGTGTTCCCTGTCGTGATCAACAGCTTGTTAGCTTGGCCCAACGCCCACAGCATGGCGTTGAACTTAATAGCGAAGGTACTACGATTCACAGGCATCACGTACTTGTCATGGTTCTTATGGATCCTCGGCAGTTCGTCGGTGTAGCCCGTGTTCGGATGTGCTTTGAGGAATGCTTCCAAGAACTCTTGTTCATCCGTCTGCACGAAGAAGGGTCCGCCTATGGACGATGCTGCTTCGATTGCTGTGCTGTAGTCAATCGGCGCGATTTCTTTCGCTTTGTCGTTGCCCCTGTAGATCACACAGGTCGCATCGCCGATGTTGTTCCTGTACTCTGCTGCTTGTGAGAGAACGTTGTTCGATGGTCGGCAGACATCGATCGCAATCCGTGAAAGGTTTCCTAAGTCAATCTCGTCGTACCATCCGTACTGCCAGCCGTGGTCATAACCAGTTGGGTTGATGCTTGGCTGCTTGTAGTCACCAAGCAGGAGCGTGTCAATGCGCTCTGATGGGTTCACCTTGTAAATGTCGAACTGCTTGCTGCTGTCGATTTCATTCGGCCAGTAGCCGTGATACCTTGCGTAGGTGTGAGCATCGTGCAGCCTGACCGATAGGCATGATGTTAGTCCGGTCCCTGTTGTCACTATCATTTGATGCCGAACTTCTGCTTGATTGGTTCGTGCTTGTAGCGGTAGATGTACAGCACCTTGTCAAGGTAGACTTCCTTCTTCAGCAGCCCCGATGCTTTCAGCCTGTCGCTGTATTCGTGATCTTCGGCAAAGCGCATATCTCGGTAACCAATCTTCAACGCGTGTTCGCGCAGGACAGGGTTCTTGTGGTAAATCGTTCTAACGTAGTCTTGACCCTCCACCTTCTCGCCCCATCGCTCCCACCGATTCGATGCGCTCGCGTACTTCCTCCGCCCCATCCCGTTCACTTCGACCTTGAATCCAATGCAGTCCGGTGTTGTCAAGGTAGCTTGCAGAATGTCTTCCACGTAGTTGTCCGGCACCCAATCATCATCGTCAATGAAGACAACGTAGTCACCGCTTGCCGCTTCAATCAGTCGCTGTCGCTTTGCGCCGATGCTCATCACGTGCTTGTCGCTGGCATCGTAGATGATCTCCACAGGTAGCCCAGCACTCTGCCGCCATAGATGTGCCATCAGCTTACCGAAGAGATGCTCCCTGCCAGGTATCGTCGCGATGCAGATTGATAGCTTCATCGGATCATGATCAAGTTCTGATGGTTCCTTGCGTACTTCTTCATGCCGTAGGATCTGCAATACTCCAGCATCTCAACTTCGTTGGCGTGTTCGTGTTCGATGATCAACATCTTGCAGCCTATCTGAAGAAGGTCGATCTGCTTGAGAACATTCATGTCAACTCCTTCGGCATCGATGCTGACCAGGTCCGCCCGTTCGATGTTCACTTCTTTGAGCAGTTGCGCGAAGGTGATCACGCGAACGTCAACGCTTTCAAAGGTGCATCCCCACTTGTGCGTGTGTTCGATTTCCAAAGTAGATAGCAGAGCAGTATCGCCCACGTTCAGATGTTCTCCCGAATCGTACAGCGTCTGCGTTCCGGCCTTGTCGTTGATTGCTGCTTGAACGCATTGCACATCCAGCCCCTTCATGTTAGGCAACAGCTTGGCGAATGCCGATGGCGATGGTTCTACCATCACTCCCTTCCATCCACGCTGCGCTGCGGCATAGGTGTTCGACAAGGTCATGCCATCGTTCGCACCGATGTCGATGAAGGTTCCCGCCTTGGTTCCAAAGTATTCTTTGACCAATGCCTCTTCGTTGTTCTGCGATCTCATGTGAAGCCTTTGCGTTTGCGTTGCTCGTAGACTCTGCGGTCAGCGTGATAGAACTTGTTGTTCCTTCGGTATAACTCATCGCCCCGCTGGTTCCCTCCCCAGTCAGGTGATTCGTTCTTGATGATGCATTCCTCCACGAAGGTCAGCTTTCCATCGCGAATACCTACGTCTGTCGCTTCATTGTCGCACCACAGACTGGTGTAAGCCGGATGATAAATGTACCCAAGGTGGTCGTATCGTTTACGTCCCAAACATTGAATCGTGTTGATCCTGTCCTGACGGCCATCATACAGCCATAGTTCCCCATCGGTATCGGGATAGTGTTTGGCGAACTGCTTCCTGATCTTGGTATCATATCCCTGCACCTGCGGGATCATGTCATCGCTGACAAGCAGAAGGATGTCCCATTCGCTTTGCGCCTTGTCAACATCGGCGTTGATAGCTTGCACCTTGCTCCTGTTCCGCCCGTAGTGAATGGATGTCATGTGACCGTACTGCGCCATCGTGCTGTCATCAACATCGCAGCTGATCACTACTTCGGCCAGGTCAGGTCGGTCCAGCTTGAACACATATTCGTTCAGCGTTTCAACGAACTGCTCCGGCCTTGCTCGCGTTGGGTACTTTAACAGCAGTCTGTAGTTCATGCGTGTTGCAGGTCTTGTTTGAACTTCCTTAGCTGCTGTTGGGTCAACATATAGCTGAGACCTTTGCCCAGGTCTTTCAAGTTCTCCGGCTGCATCAGGTCTGTCTTGTATGCCCAGCCGATTAGTTCCACGTGGAACGCGTGAAGGATTGCAAGTGCGTAAACGTCCACATCAGGATTGTTCTTCGTACTCGGAATCAGTAGATGTCCAGTTCGGCATTCAGTAGCCTTAATGTCCCATCTTTTATCCTTGTACGTGCAGTCGTAGCCGTTCTTCCTCGGCTCGGTGGACAGGTCAGGATACACGTTCATTGCCTTGGCAAACGCCACTTCGCCCATCACGCCTTCGAAGGTCTGCTGTTCCTGCGTCTTGTTGCTGACCTTCTCGTGGTTGATGCCCGTGTTCTGCCTGTCTCGCATCTGTGCAATCATGCGGCATACTTCAATCTCGCCGTCAGTCAATGTCACTATCATCGTGTGTACTTGTTGGGGTTCGCTGCTTTGATTTCCATCACCTTCATCTTGTAGGTCTCGGCCAGGTATCTGAAGTCGTGAATCGTTCGCGGGCATCGCATCATGCCCTTTCGAATCAACTCGTCGGCGGTGCCTGGTCCGTACATCTCGTTGATCCGTAAACCGTGTTCGGGGAAATGCCCGCCTTGAAATCTGTTATGGCCCTTGCTCTGTGCGTGGCAGTTCCGTTCGTCGTATCGCGTGGCTTGCTTCGCTCTGCTGACGTAGTGTCCACAATCCAGTTCGCGCCAATGCATTCGCCGTCCGCTGGTCACGCAAGTTGCTATTCCTTCATCGTCGCTGTCTCTGAGACGGACGAACTCGCTGAACCACTTGTCGGCCTGTCCCATCCAATACGTCTTGGTCTTAATCGTCATAATTGTTCGCATATCTGCCGTGGTTGAATCCTCGGTCCCACTCCATCGCGTCAATGCTTCCGTGTGCATACGGATTCAGCCACTCGATGTCGTCCATGCTTCCACGCATCGCGACTCCCATCTTGCGGCCTTGCCAGTAGGCTTCGCTCATCAGTTGGTTGAGCCTAAAGGTGTGAATCCGGCAGCTTCGGCAGCAGACAGAGAACCAATGCCTATCTCTGTGGTCTGTCCTACGCTATTGCCGAACTCAATGCGCAGAATCCGTAGTTCATCCACCAGCATCTGTATCAACTCTGCGTCCTTGGCGCGGGCTGCTTCGTAAACTTCGCGCACTCGGCTCGCTGTCAGTTCGCAGTCATAAAAATCCGCCTCCGGTGGAACCATTTTTGTGATTCCGTCATCACTCAACAACGCCTCTCGTTTCGTGTTGCTCATCGTGTTTGCTTGTAGTTGACGTAAGACATCCCAAATAGAACAGCTTCAATCGCTGCGGCCATGATGAACGCCACCCATCCAGCTTCGTTGATGGTAGCTGCCCCTGCTGATATCATAGCGATGACCATTGATTGAATCAGCGCGAACGCGACCCATGACGTGCGACCGAATCCAGTCGGACGGGTCAAGTATTGGAAGAAGGTTTCGCGCTTTGGTTGTGGTTGGTTCTCCATCGTGGTCATGTCGTTTGTGGAAGTTGAGAAACGGGAAGCAGCATCTTCAGTCTTTCAAGGTGTGATGACATCACTATCAATCGCACATCGTCTTCGTGTGATTTGCACCAGTCCTTCACGCGCTCGTCGTTCGCGACAGGATAGCTGTGCAGGAACTGCTGCGCTCTGATCAGTGCAACGTTCAGTCGTGCAGCGTCCTTGCGCTTGCTGTAACCCTGCGTGATTGCTCTCTGACGCTGTCCTACTGCGTCACTCAGTTGTTTCCTCAACATCGTTCTTCGGTGTTTGTATTTTCCCTGCAAGCAGTTGATGCGCTCGTTCGAGATCGTTCGTCCATACTTCTCTTCCGTCCTTCTTCGTCACGACGAATCGCAGCTTGGAACCAGTATCGACCATCTCAATCATGCCGTTCTCGTCCGCGTAGATCAGTTCGTCCTCCATCATTTGGCAAGAAGGGTTACGCTGCTTCCTTTCTGCTTCATGGACAGGCAAAGCACGATCGTATCACCCTTCACCAGGAACTCGTCGTGTACCTTGACTGATGCTTGGTCAAGCCGCAGCATCACAGACATCGCTTCGTAGTCAGTCATCGATACAACGCTCTTCGGAAGCACCACCTTGTTCACCGTTCGGCCCAGGTGCTTGTGGTCTCGCTGCATGACCACCAATAATGTAGACCATGTGCCAAGACAATCAGACGTTCCGACGATGCTCGTTGGGTATGGCTTGAATGCGTGGCCGGATGCGAGATAGAACGCTTCATCGTTCATCGGCTTGGTGCTGGTCGCTTCGTGGTAACTCTCCAGCAACTCCTTGACCTGTGCCTGTGCCATCTGTGCGAACAGAATGGCGATTGCTACTGCAACGTGTTTCATGTGTGTGTGTTTAGAATGGTGTGTGATTCCGGTCCGGATGTGGTGTCGTGTTGAACTCGTCATCAGCTTGCGCCCAGCTTGGCGGGCTGCTCCTGCCGACGATGCCGTAACGCATCATGCAAGGTGTAGTGATCTTGCCTGGTCTTCCGTTTCGATTCTTCAGCACATCGATGGTCATCTGATCAGCATCACGCGACAGGTGCATCCTGACGTGAGCATCTTTCTCGAACTGAATCGTGCCGTGGTCTTCGCCTTGTTTGTTGACATGGACGATCAGAAGAATAGGCACGTTCAGCTTCCTTGCTGTCGAGCGGATGCCCATCGATATCGCTTCCAGTTCTTGAACTTTGTTGGTGTATAGCTTTCTATCTGCGCTCATCAGTTGAGCGTAGTCTACTACGATGAGACCTGCACCGTTCTTCACTCTGTTCTCAGCCTTGGCTGCGAACTCATCAATGGTCATGCTTCCACTATCGTCGATGTCCAGCGTGCCAAGTATATCAGCGTAGTTCGACGCTGCCTGTGCCAGTCTGTTGCGCTCCTGTGCTGTCATCCGGTCCACCATCACGGACTGAATGTCTACCATCGCTATCTGACACAACGCCCTCTTGATCAGTTCATCCGCTGGCATCTCAAGTGAGACGAACCAAGGTTTGATTCTTGGCATCAGATTCATCACCACCGAAAGAACGAACGCCGTCTTGCCTACTCCAGGGTCGGCACGAATCGCCACCACATTCCCCGGAAGGATCCACACCAGCGAATCCAATCCAGCGACTTGTAGGTAAGTAGGCGAAGGTCTGTCGCTGCTGTTCATCAGTTCAAACGCCCGTGTTCCTGCGTTGACGTCAGGCTTGTCTTCCGCCATCGATGCCTTTGCCAATGCCCGCGTTGCAGGTGCAATCAGTTCCGTGTATTCCTTCCCTTCGATGGTTCCACGAACCAGCTGCTCGCCAGCATCCTTTAGAATTCTCGACGCGTAGCACTCACGAATGATTGTAGCGTGTGCTTCGAAGTTCCTCGGTGCTGATACTCTCATCGTCCAGCCGACCATCTTCGCCATTGTCTCTCCGATTCCTGCGCTCTGCTCTCGCTGTAACTGCACAGCGATGGTCAGCAGGTCCACTCCAGTTCCTCCGCGCCACACCGAAAGACAGGCTTCGTAGGCTTCGCGGCATTCGTCGTTCCCGAAATGCTCTGCCCTTAATATCTGTGCAGCAGTAGACATCACCGAATGGTCAAGAAGTATCTGACCAATCACTATCTGTTCAACGTCTGTTGGTATCAGTTCCATCGTCAGATCATTTTATCCATGCCCATCACCGCCCATTGTTCTCTCGGCACCATGTCCTTCGTGATTGCTCCACCTGGTTCGATGCCGTACCGTTCTTCGATCTCCAGCCGGATTCTCTTCTGCTCGCTCATCTTGTCTTCGGTGGTTACTTCGAATGGCTTGCCGTTGGGCTGCTTCGGCGCAAGGTCTTTCGGGTCAACAGGGAATCTCCATCCCTTCGCCATTGCAAGGTTAAGACCATCAAAGCATTCTTCGCCCTTCGTGTAATACTTGGCAAGCAGGTTCACCGCGTGCTGCTCTGTGCTGCTCGACTTGTACTTGGCCCGATGCGTTGTGAGTCGATAGGCCTTGAACTCTTTCCAAGTCTTCAAGACGTTCGGACCTGCCCATGCGGGCCATTCAATTTGACTCACTTGTTCCTTTACATTCTCATCTACATTCTCATTCTCATTTACATTAACATTTACATTGGGGGTTCGCTTGGGGTTTCGTTGGGGTTTTCTTGGGGTTTCGACTTCAATCCCCTGTGGGGTTTCGGTGGGGTTTCCTTGGGGTTTCTTGGGTCTTCCTCCCTTGCCACCGTGCTGCGCTCCCTTCTGCCCGTTCTCCCACTTCCGATAGTTCGCGTCGACGTTCGGCTTGATTAGTTGCCACACGACCTGTGCGATGCCATGCAGCTTCGGCTCTTCCTGGTTCAGCCCGTAGTGGATGATCGCCTCGTACAGCGAGACCTTCACATCAGCGTCAAGTTCCTTGATCGCCTCGTACCAGCTGCGGTAGATGATTATGCTATCTCGCGTCATGGCAAAAGAAACGCCCCGCAGGTACTTGCACCTGTGTCCGCAGGTACGTTCCCATTGGGGCGGTATGTGGTTTGTTCTTCATCGCTGTCGGACACCAGCGGTCACTTGCGTGACGGGTTAAAGATAAGCTAAAACAATTCGCCTTGAACAGGCTGTGAGAAACGGTTAGGATTCTCGCTGTCCACAAACTCACTCCCATAGCGTTCAGCTATGCGCATCGCATCATGCAGGTCTTCCCCTTTCGGTAGTCCTTCCTTGCTGCCCATGACGAACACGTCACCCATGCTCAGAGATGAATTGCCCCGCGTGATAGCCCACGCTCCGCATAGAAACGCATGAAGCGCGATGTGTCCCTTGTAGCTTGGCATCGTTGTAGCCCTGCGACCAGTTGGAAATACTGCCCACTTCATAGGTAGAAGTTTCTGATCCTCGTCCAACGTCTGCTGACAGCACCGATGCTCCTGTTCAGCTGGCCCGCGATGATCTCCCACATATGACCTTGGCGATACAGGTAGATGATAGCCTGGTCCTCCGCTAACGAGAACTGCCCATCCTCTTTCAGACTCTGACGCTGCGTCTTCCCCGGTCGTTGGTCGAAGAACTCCCACCCACCATGACCTTCCTCATAGACCGTAGCTGTCTGTGCGTACTGATCGTAGGTCTGATAGCCAATGCGCTCACCTGCCTGTCGTTCTTCATCCGACAAGGTGTGTATCACGCCGTTGAGTTCGTAGGTGTATAGGCGTGGTGGATGCTGAGATGCGAACTCATCGCCCTCGTTCATCTTCGACGGAAGTACCATGACGCTGCTCATTGGATCATTGCTTTAAGACGTTCCACCTGCCGATCACATTCCTCGTTCGCCCTTGCCAATGTCGAAAGCAACTGAATCGTGATTTCGTCAGTCCTTTCGAATCGCTTTGCTGCGAAGTAGTAGCCGTCCGAATCGAAGGTGTACGACCAAGGGTAAAGCGATTCCTGGCTGTGCAGTTCAGCCCGTTGGTCAATGAGACTCTGCACTTCTTCGCGCTCGTCATCTTCGAACTTGCGAATCGATAGACGGTCCGTGAAGTAGACCAGCCAGCAGGTGTTCAACTCACAGCAAAGACTTTGCGTCATGATCTGCCACGCGTAGTCCTTGTCCCACGCGAGAAGAGATTCCCAGCTTCCGTCTTGCACTTCATCTTGAAACAGAAGGACATCGGCCGCGTTCATCGGGCATTTCAAATCCATCGTTGCTGTCCCTTGGTCAACCAGGCCATCCGGTGTCGCACCGATGAAGGAGTTGAACTCCTGCCACGTTGTGACATCCACGTTCCTCCAATGCCTGTTCAGCAGATGCAGCGCAGCAGGTTCAAGCAACAGGCCACGGCGCATCGCTTCCACTTCACTTCCCCGTATGTACTGCCCAGTCAGCCGTTCAATCGCTTTGACCTTGATCAGCTTCATCGCTGTTGCTGACCACCCACCAGCTTCGCGGTCTGCCTTGTTCCGTGGTGATGTCATCAACTGCCCGATGGTGCTGGCTGTGAACTTCCCCATCCTGGTCTGCTTCCACCCTACGTCTTGTGCCGTCAGCGCGATCATGCTCCTTGTGCTTGAAAGGTGTAAGTCGCTACGATGTCACGCTGATCCTGTACCAGGTTCGGGTACTGCTCAAGTATCTCATCTGCGCTCACGCGTCCAATCACTTCGACCTGGAACTTGCAGTCATCCATCTGCTTCTGCGTCCATCTGATAGACTGCTGCACCGTTGGCTTCGTCGGTGTGATGTCCTGCACTTCTTCAGCCGTGAGCAGCCCCATTGAAATTTCGGGTGCATAGGTCCGTACCCAAAATCCCGCAGCCCTGTATTTGAACATCTGCCCCGGCATCGTCAGCCACTTGCTGCCAGCTTTCTTCGACCATCCTTCCTGCTCCACCATTGCCCAGGTTATCCACGTTCCGTTCAGTCGTTCACCACTTGCTTTCTCGTTCGCCCATGCCCGCACAGCGTAGTCCTTCTCGCCTTCAACGCCACGCTCCTCGTAGCGCAATGCCGTGTACTTGCCGCAATGATTGACCGATGCAATGAGAAAGGTGCTGCTCCATCCGGGTCGGCCTTGCACAACGTACAGGTTCTGCATCACCAACATCGGATTCGCTCCGATGCGATAGGCCATGTCCAACGCGATCAGGCAGTTCCCCAAGTTGTTGACACCTTGGTAGTCCTTCGGCACCAGCGTTGACTTGCACAACGCCATCGCCTGTCGCTGTGCCAGTTCGAATGCATCCTTTGTTCCGAAGCCTGGCATCGTGTTCGTGCCAAGGTTCGCATCGTGGTTCAAAATCAGTTCTTCGTTTTCCATTGTGTGTGTGTGTGTCGAAATGTAATAGTGAATCCGTTCTTGCTAACATCGTTAGCATCATTTAACATCCTGTCCCAACGGCTCGTAGCCCTTCGCTTCCAGTGCCCGTTCCATCTGATCCAGCACTGGTTCCCATGCCGGACAAATCCTGCCGTTGCAGATAGCGCGAACGTGTTCCTTCGCCTTGGTTGTGTTCGCTGCGGATGTGATGTACGGGATGTCTTCGAATAGCCACATATATCCCGGCCCTGTGCAGAGTCGTTTGATGCCGCTCTGCAAACGGAAGAGTCGAATGGTCACTTCGCTGTTCATTTCAGTCCGTTGATTTGCGCATGGTCCACGTTAGCCAGCAACGAGGCGGCAATGCTCACCGCTTCATCGTCTGTCAGCTTCGTTTTCATCAACGCGTCAGCACGGACCATCATGATCTCCCCGGCCCTGACCTGCACGCTGGTATCGTCTTTCGACGTGAGCGTGCTGCTGTTGGTTCGCGCCATCACGATTGACTTCTTCAACTCTGCCCACAGCAGGTCGAACGGGTCCATCGCATTGACCATGTCGATCAGGTATTGATAAGCCTTGTAGCTTTCTTCAGCAGTTTCCGCGTAGATCTCAATCACCTGATCGATGATGGTGATGCTGTAAAGAAACACCGTGTCACCATCCGGACAGGCACCTTCAAATCCGGTGTCGGTCTGCGTGTGCAGGGTCTTGATGTCGTTGATTTGAGCCGCGCTCGTCGTGATTGAATGACCGTAATGTTTCATGGTTGGTTTGGTTTTAGTCTTGTCCGTTCAGATCGTACTTGTCCTTCAGCATCGCCTCGTCTGCGTCAGACAGCAGCGACATATCATTCGCCAGTCGAGCATCTTCTTCGTTCATCTCATCAGCAGAAATGAACTCCCACGTGTAGCCGTCATCGTGGTAACTCATCTCGCCAAGAGTGAAGATGACGGCGTTGCCGTAGGTGATGCTCTTCGCGTCATCGCTCCAGTAGTAGTCATCGCACTCGTCCGTCAAGTAGCCCATCAGCTTTAGGCTTGCTTGTTCTGCGGTCCCGTCGAAGAAGCGACAGGCGATTCGACGGCGGTGCTTGAACTTGGCGTTCCTCGCAGCCTGGTAGTAGTTCGTTTCTCCGAATAGGTAGTAGGTCTTGCGTTCCATTGTCGTGTCTGTGTGTGTGTGATTAGGTCCGGCCCGCCCCCTTGCAACTCAATAACTATGGGGGGGCGGGTCCGGCCTATGTGGTTAGGCTGCAATCAATTCGTTCGGCGAATACTTCAGAACACGAGCGGCCTCGTTCCTTGCTTTACGTTCAGTATTCGTAACCCCGTAGATTACGCTGGTCTTGCCTTCGCCCATGTGCGACACTACGAAGTAGCTTTCTCCGGCCTTGTAAATCAAAAGACCTTCGGTAAGCGTGTGGACTTCGGCTTGCTTGTAGATGTTCATGGCGTGTGTGTGTTTCGTTGACTTGACAAATGTAGCAGACTTTTCGCTGTTGTCAACAGCAAGGTGAAAATTTAACAATTGGCTATTCCGTCAGCAGCTTATGCCACGGGTGCCGTTGCTTGTACGAATCCCCGTTCTGCGTAGAAAGAAACATCGGCGGCATCTTTTCCATCAACACGAACGATATGCCCCTGATCATTGGATGCGAAGTAGCTGCCCACCAATGAACGGCCCGTCATGGCATACTTGCGATTCGCTGCACTCTTCAAGCAATCAAAGGTCAGGGTCTCAGTGTGCGAGACTGGGAACATTACTTTGTAGGTGTAGGTCAGGTCAGCTGCGATGCGCTTGCCCTTGGTCTCAATTTCGTAAGCCCGATCGTTGTCAGCCCTGGTAGCCTCGGCTTCGATGCGGGCCATAGCCTTACTGCCTTTCGATCCGTACTTAGCGTAAGCAGCACAGCACACGCCCCAATGTTCAACGGAATCACTGAACCCAAGGCCATCAGCATCAACGGCCTGAATGGCTACGGTGCGCTTCAGACCTTGCTTGCCGCAGCGGTCACACTGACCTTCGTCAGATGCTCCCAATACTTTGTAGCCCTTTACTTGGATGAGTTCGGTGGTGGCGTTCATGGCGTGTGTTGTTGTTCGTTACTGGGTCAAAGATAGTAGCGTTTCCGGTATTGTCAACAGCATCTTGAAAATTTAACATTTGCCCCGCTGCCCATCTGACAGCGGGGCCGTTCGTTTATCGGGTTAACTCTTGCACAGCCTTCCAGCATTCGTCGCTGACGTGCTGCCGAAACTTCTCGTTGAATAGATATTCCATCAGGAATCGAACATCGTCTTTTCGCTTGCTGCAAGTCTCTGCCGCAATGATTGCTTCGAAGGTGGCG